TCTATCAGGGAGCAACATTAATCAATTTGTGGGGATGCAATCAGCTCAAGCCCGGCATTGGACTCGATACTGATCTGATAGAGCATAGATCAATCCTTTTTTGGTGTGGTGTGTGTGTCGGCAGGGGTGTCCGTCTCCAGATACGAGGCAACAGCGATCTGATGCGGCTGCCTGAAGGTAGGTATCAATGAGCAAACCAAAATACACATGCTGTTATGATCTCGATTGTGCAATTGAGCTATTTTTTGAGGATTGCGATGATAATGGCATACCGTACACAACTACAGGGCTGGCAATAGCCTGCGACCTGGACAGGCATCAACTGATACAATACTCATCAAAAGAGCCATTCTACCACACGATAAAAAATGCTAAGCGGCGGGTCGAGCAATACGCGGAAAAAAGATTGTTTGAATCAAATGTCGCCGGGGTTATTTTTAACCTCAAAAACAATCATAAATGGGTCGATCAAACAGATAGCAATATCAATCTAAACAAACCGGCAATACCAGATATATCAGATGATATAACCGATCAGCAGGCACAGGAGATATATAAAAGTGTCCTGGGATAGGGATGATAAAAACATATATATCAGGCGGTTAGATGCTCTCCGGGCCATCCGAGCCGATAAAACAGGCAAAGTTTTGGGGGGGCTTTTGGCATATTACGAAACCCGGAATATTGATTTTATATGCGATTGGGTAAACACGTACGATCCCCGGCAACCACGGCCCACCATGCCTTTTTTGCTGTTTCCTAAACAAAAAGAATATCTGCAGTGGTTGGATGCCCTGGTAACGGATCGAGAAAACGGTTTGGTTGAAAAGGCTCGTGATGGCGGTTATACTTGGGCATCATGCGCCTGGGCGGCTCATAGATGGCTGTTCCACTCCGGCCAGGCCATCGGATTTGGATCGCGGAAAGAAGATCTTGTGGACCGGATCGGCGTATCAGATTCGATCATGGAAAAAATCAGGATTATCATCAGGGGGCTACCTGTTGAGTTTCGGCCATCCGGCTATGATGAGCGCAAACACGCCGGGTTTTTAAAGATTTTGCATCCCTATAATGGTTCTGCAATCGTCGGGGAGAGTGGCGATAACATTGGGCGAGGCGGCAGGACCACAATCTATTTTAAAGATGAGTCTGCCCACTACGAGCGCCCCGAGAAGATCGAGGCGGCGCTGTCGGAAAACACCGACTGCCAGGTGGACATCTCATCAGTAAATGGAGAGGGCAACATATTCCACCGGCGCAGGTTCGGCGGTGCTGTCCGTGTTTTTGTCCACGACTGGAGAGACGATCCCCGCAAGGACCAGTCATGGTATGATAAAAAGCGTGAAAAGGCCGTAGCAGAGGGCCTTGAGCATATTTTTGCACAGGAGATTGATAGAGATTATGCCGCATCTGTTGAGGGTGTTTTCATCCCGGCTAAATGGGTGCAGGCAGCTATCAATATAGATATCAAACCGTCCGGAATCCGGCAGATGGGCCTGGACCCTGACGACGAGGGCAAGGACGGTAAAGCCATGGTTATCAGGCATGGGGTTGTCGTTGAGTCATGCCGACACTGGCACAAGGGCGACACGACCGAGACAGCCAGGGAAGCAAGAGCGGAGGCGCTTGATAAAGGCGTGTCCTTGCTGGTCTATGATGCCACAGGCGTGGGCGCTGGTATCAAAGGCGAGCTAAAAAGTCTTGATGTCCTGAGCAAAGAGGCCGTTAGACATGTCGGAGTCCATAATGCGTCTACCGATTTGCCGGGTAAATATGAGGATACAGACCGCCTAAATTCTGATTTGTTCGGTAATATCAGGGCGAAAAACATGTGGTCACTGAGGCGCAGGTTTGAGCGGACATACGAGCGTGTCAATGGGATCAAGGACCATCCGGACGATGTTTGTATTAAGCTTTGCAATGATCCGGATTTAGTTTCCGAGATCAGCAGGCCAAAGCGGATCATTACCGGCGCTGGCAAAATAGGTGTAGAGAGTAAGCAGCACATGAGGGATAGAGGCGTACCGAGTCCAAATAGATTGGATGCCCTGTGTTTATCGTTTCACGATCCGAGCGAAAACCTTTTTTATTCAGGAGCCGCTTAATTTATGTTTTCAGCATTTGCATATATCTCCGGCCTGTTTGCCACCTTAATAAACGTTATTTTTTTTGAGGTTTTACGCAATTAATGACAGCCCGTTTTTATCAAGATAGGCACATCCTATGCCGGGAGATAGCAGTCAAGGGCAAGGCTCCCACGGTTGAGATGTTTCTTGATCGCCGGGCCGGGATGACGTTTCCGACTGCCAACAATCCGGGTTATTATTGCGTGTTTGGTTTAAGGCAGGTGATTAGCCACAAGGACAAACGCCCCATGGAATTACTGGCGGAATACGAGACGCACAATCAGACAGCCTTGTTTTTATCGCTGGTTAAAACCATGAGATTACTGCAATGCTCTGTTGTGTACGCCGATTGCTCCAAAGCGTTTGAATCGGCGGAGATGGAGCTTGAGCAGGTTTTAACCAGGCTAAACGTGTCAACCATAGGATTATACGATGCCTCAGAATTTGATGGATTTGAGAGTCAATATGCCTCATTTGAGGCCGCACGTGCTCCGCTTGACGCTTACGGACGCAAAGGATTACTCAAGATCCCCGGAGCGTTTAGGGAGTGGGGCAATCCCGACAAGGGCAGGGTCCCGGGGTTTTCGTTAATCACAAGGGACCTACAATCCGCTGGTAAAGACACGGTAAAAGCGGCCAGGCCCTGGGAGAGCTACCCGGCGGCCAATGCTTTTAATCACGTTATCATGAGCTATGTAATAAGCCCCTACCAGGAGCCGGAAAAGGATTATTCAACAACAAAGAATGAGGGTTATGGTGGTTGATAAAATAAAACTTGAGGAAGACGATTACCAGGACGTTGACAAAAAAACGACCGCCATAGGCCAGTATTGCCATCAGCTTTATATCGAGTATTCCGGCAGCTCATACCGGGCACGGAAATTAAAAGAGATCAATGAGGGCCGCAAGCGTTACGATAACGACCGACCGACCAAGACATTTCCATTCAAAGATTCTTCCAACAAGTCCCTGGGCCTTGAGGCCATAGCCGTTGATAACCTGGAGCCAAGGCTTGTAAATAAACTGATCGGAGAGGATGATTTTATCCAGATCAAGCCAACCGGAGCAGATGACATTGACAAGATCGAGCCTGTCAAGGAGTTCATGGGATGGGCCGTCCACCAAAACATGAAGATCAAAAAAGCCATGAAGCCGGTATTCCATGACCTGTTAATGGACGGAACAAAAGACGTGCTTTTGATTTGGGAAGAAAAAGAAGTTATCAACCGGGTGAGGGGCGCGCAGCCGATCTTTTTGGACCAGGAAGGCAACGAGGTAGAACTCCCGGCAGGCATTACAAACCAGGGACCGCCTGAGCAGGTAATGCAGACTCTAATGGCAATGGGACTGAAACCAGGAGGCCAGAAGGAAGGATTCAAAGAAAAGACCGAAACGGCTTTTAAGGTCCGGATTGAAGCCTTAAAGCTGGAAGATTGTTTTTTTCCGGATCACAATGACAGATGGGAAGAGCAGCCGTTTATCAGGAAAATCACCCCGACATTGAGAGAACTTGAAGAACTTCAAAAACAGGGTGTTTATAAAAATATTTCAAACCGCCTCGTCAGGGGATCTCAGCGTCAAACTAATGATGATGAGAGCCGGAAGTCGATACAGTACAGCTTATACGGCCAAGAGTGCGACCTCTATGAATGTTTTCTGAAGTGGGAAGGCGAATGGAGAATAGCCACATTTGCCGATGCATCGTGGGAAGAGGTCAGAAACCAGAAGCTTCGGGATGTGTATTGGCATGGGCACAAACCGATTCGCCGATTCACGATTTATCCTAAATCGAACGAGAGCATGGGGACCGGCGTACCTCACAAGATCAAAGAATTTTCAAAGGGGATGAATGACCTTTACAACCAGATGATTGATGCCGGGACGATTGATATCATCCCCTATTCATATTTTAATCAGTCCTCAACCGGTATGGTGGCCAGTAAGAAACAAGAGATTTATCCAGGTGCAAGAATCCCGATTCCGAAGGATGCAAACGTATTCTTTCCGCCTCGGTCTTCAGCATCCAGGCTGTTCATCGAGTTTATCACGCTGTTGCTGACGTTCTACGAGCGCACGCTTTCATTGATGGACTATTCAGCCGGGACACGATCAGCCTCAACAGGTCAGGGCGGCGACACGGCAAGCGGCATGAACATGATCCTGCAAGAGGGCAATATAAAGCACAACTATACCGGGGAGCATGTTCAGGACACATTCGCCGAGCTTTTGACGGACGCTTTGTCTTTGTACGCTCAGAACATCCCGATGGATTCCAAGATTAGAATATTTAAAGATAATAAATGGTTGTTTGAACCGGTAGATATGGCAGCGATACAGGGCAAATATGATATCGCAATTGACGTTTCAGACTCTTCAACAAACACTATGACCAATCGGAATGAAAAGCTTGCGCTGTTACAGAACTTCAGAGGCGCTCCAATGGTTGATCAGACGCAGCTTGCCAAAGACGTTTATAAGGCATTCGGCATCAGGGACACTGACCGGAGAATCAACCCGGCCTGGGAGATGTTATCACAGGCATTGATTCAAGCCCCTGAGATCGCTCAACCGTTACAGCAGATGGTGCAACAGTTTATGCAGCAGAAACAGCAGCAGATGAGACAGCAGGAGCTAAAAACACAGGCAGAGGGCAACATAGAACGTCAGGA